ACAAACCCCTAATAGAGCCAATAGATTAGCAAAGAGGATGGAAAAATTATGAGTGCAGAAGAAGTAGCTCGTAAGTTATTAGAGCTTAAAATATTACCGCGTTTTATGATGCTGTGCATGACAGGTGTTTACATTCGTTGTATCGAATGGGCATTATCACAACCAGATTTATCAACACAGCAAGCTAGTCTAATAAGTGTGGTCACAGGGGCTATGACAGGCTCACTGGCGGTCTGGTTGAACTCGGAGAAGCACTAATGCCAGAATGGTGGGAAGCACTCCTGTTGGGGCTTATAGGGCTTAACACAGGCATTAATCTATATCGTTGGCGTGAAGATGTAATAAGGAGAAGAAATGATACAAGCTCTAATTGCTCCTGCAACTAAGTTGCTGGATAAGTTTATCGAGGATAAAGACCAAAAGAACCAGTTAGCACATGAGCTAGCTACAATGGCTGATAATCACGCTCAGGAGCTTGCACTACAGCAGATAGAGGTGCTGAAGGCTGATGCTAAGGGAAATTGGTTTCAAGCTAGCTGGCGACCCCTTATAGGCTGGATATGCGGTTTATCTCTGGGCATCAACTACATGGTTAGCCCGATATGTGCTGGCTTTGGAATCACAATACCGCAAGCTGATATGTCGGTTATGATGCCGCTATTGTTTGGGATGCTGGGTCTAGCTGGTATGAGAAGCTACGACAAGGGTAAGAAAACAGATACAAAATGAAAAGCCCCCAGCACTAGGGAGGAAACGCTGAGGGCTTAACAGGAGAGTGTTGATTATTTATGAGGCTTCACGCTCCTTTTGTAAAGGGGTTTGTAGCCTACTTCTGTATAATTTATCATAGGCACTCAGAAGGTCTTTCCTAGCCCCCTCGCTCACCACATCTTTATATTGTAGATACACGTTGATAGCATCTGTGACCTCAACGATTTCCTTTGCTGTTAATTTTATCATCTTGCACCCCATTCCCAACCGCGCCAACCTTCTACGTCTTCGTCATTAGCATCATCAACCCAGATTCCAGCTTCACCTTCAGTTAGAATCCACTTGAAAGCCTCAACTTGGTCTTTAGGCACATATACTGTTGCTGAACCATCTTTATTAATTTTCATCTCTGTTATTTTTTCCATCAATCTCTCTCCACTTCACAATCTGTGCTAATTATATATAGCTCTGGGTTAGCTCCCACTTGAACGCTAGCCAACTCAGCCGCGCTATCATCACTAAAAGCTGATACGTTTACTTTGTATGTCTGATAAATCGTAACTGTATAGCTTTCTTCTCTTCTCTCTAGCATTTATCTCTCCTTGCTAAAATTGTAATCAAATATATTTTCTGGCAATACCTTCACTTTGAACAGTTTATTATTAGGGTATCTTTTCTTGACATAATAAAATCTATCGAAGGCTAGCCGCTTACACAGATATCTGTATTGCTTTACATCATCTGTCTCATACAAATCACCATAGTTCGTAGTACGCATAGCGTAGTTCATTGTGCTTGTATCTTTGAACATGATGGGTATTCCGTTTCTAACTACCATCAGCCTCTCCTATAAAATAAAAACAAAAACCATTACCAAGTAAACAGTTACAAACAGCATAGCTGTAACTATAAACTCAGCGAAAATCTCATACCATCTCATGTGCTTCTCCCTCTTTTATAAATTGTTCATTGCTATGCACAATCTCTTCAAATGCTTTTTGTCTTGTAGAGGCATGACCTTTTTTTTGGGAAACCATAAACTGCGGTAGCGACCATTCTGGATATTCTAATCTCCAACCCCATGCCCATTCCCCATCTTTTGTTGTTTGGTATATTAATCCAATTTTTTTACCTTTGAGAAAAACTTCCCAATAGGGGTCAACTTTTGTAGTAAAATTCATTTTATAAGTTGAATTACTCATTTCACTCTCCCTTCGGGGCGGCTTATGCCGCGCCCCCTTGTTTAATTTGTTTTTTTGTTTGAAAGATTGTTTCTTGCCATGCCGCTAATGCGGTTTTTGCTACAACACACGCCAAACTAAAACGTGTTGGAAGGTTTGCTTCTGTCAAAGCCTCTTGTGCAAATGGCACTATAGATTTAATAGATGAATTGCTATGAAGGTTACCTATCTCAAATTCAGTTAGGATTTCTTCAGCAACATCAGCTATCTGTTTATTTGTTACAAAAGTTGTCATTTCACTCTCCATAATTGTGTAGGAACATCCCTACTTTATTAAAGTACACTTAATACAATAGGCGGTCAAGCACTAAATGTTAAATTATACTTATTTTTTTTACTTGACATCTTTCTCGTAATGTGTTAAACTGTATTTAAGGAAGTTTATCTTTCTTGGGAGAGGGCAACCGCCCTAGCTGTTTGAAATCGTAAATAAAAATGGAGAGTTTGTAATGACAGAAAACAAAAACTTTTGCACTAGCTATAATATCGAAAGCTCATTAAAAGACAAAAACGAATGGGGGCTAGTAAAATCATACGCATCAATATGGATTGATGAGTGTAATGGTCAAAGTCTTTCTTTAGGAGAAAATCAATGCTTTGACTTAGGCTTGCTGAGAGCCAGAGATTCTTTAGAAGTGCATAAAAAATTGTTTGGAGATAAACAGGATTTTAGAATTGTTTTATCGAAAGATAGTTTTGAAGAAGTTGGACGTGAATTTGTTTTCAAAGGAAAAACAATAAAATCTGTAAATGAATAATAACAATAGGGGCAATCTTCGGGTTGCCCTTTTAATTTTTGGAGTAATAAATGAGAGCTAGTACGCCAGCTAGAACAACCAGCCCTAAGATGATAAGCACCGTAACCAGTATGCCTACCACAATATCGTGAACACGTTTCTTGCGCTTCTTCTCTTCTTCCTGACGCTTTTTCCTCTGGTCAGCTTGGAAACGCAACCAATCATCCCACAGATGCCAGCGTCCGTATAGCATCATAAATTCTTTTAGCTCTTGTTCGTTTTGCTTAATTTTTTCTAGAGCCATGAACTCCTCAAGGTCATGGTCAGCACTACCGCCAAATAATCTGTTCTTTTTCTTGTGGAGTTTCTTTTCTAGTTCAGCTTTGCCATTGACAAAATTGGCAACAAACTCTCCGCAGTCAGCTATGGATTTTCCGTTGGCGACTGCTTGCTTTATTACCCCAACCGCCGCATTACAAGCCGCCAACTCTGCTAACATTGCTACCTCGTTATGTTGTCTAGCTTTGCCTCTATTCGGTCAAGTGCTGAATAAATTCTATCCATCTCAGACTTGCTGTCTATCTTGCTGACATATTCCTCTCTGGTCTTGTTGAGAAGAATTTGTATGCGTTTTATTTCTTGCGACTGAGAGTGCAGAAACCATGAACCGCCAGCCAAAACAATACCGATTAAAATATCAAAGAGGCTAGCCATGTCCATGTTAAATCTCGTCTGGGAAGTTGTTTATAGGTGCTTTGCCAGTTGGGTTGCCGTCACTATCCACTGGTGTGTCGAACAATGCCATAAATGCTGTAAGGTCTGCAACCGCATCTATAGCCGCCTCAATTGTGTTGCTGGCAGTGCGAACACTCGCACGATAGTCGAGGGTAGCTTGGTCTACAGTGTAGCTAGACACCTCAGAAGCCTTCACAATCTTCCAATCGGTAGATTGTAGCATTGACCCTGCTGTTGCTTTGGTTTGTTTTTTCCATTGGCTTTTTAGACCCACTGTAACCACCTGATTACCGTTTTCATCTAGGACAGCATTGCCGTCTGCATCTACTTCGTTTACATCATCCAACGCCCTTGCAACACCAGCCGACCAGTAGAACCTGTTGTCAAAAGGTGCTGGGTCATCTTCCCAGACTAGCCCTGCCGAAGTCTTTTCAGCATCGGTTGTTAGCCCTAGCCAGTTGCTTGGGTACTGATTGCCGTCAGAATCTGTCCAACCCCTTCCAGCGCGAATAGCCTTACCATTATATTTCCACATTTATTTACTCCTATCTTGCATTTGCATATTTGAATGGCATCTCAGCAAATGCCATGTAGATGTAGGTATCACTTGCACCTGTACTTGTATGACTTGCTCTTATTTTAAATCCATTTGACAAAAAATCTATTCCGTAAGTTGATTCAAGTTCGCTTGAATTTTCTGCAACATTTACATCTGGGTTTATACGATGAATTGTATAATTATCTATATCTCGTTTATTATCGTGAATAAACCAATTTACAGTCGCATTGACTCTTCTGGCTAAAATAAAAGCGGGTCTGAAACCTGTGTAGACAAACGCGTTGTTTATAGTTCCGTTGCCTGTGTAAGTGTCAATCTTGGAATAGCCTTCAATACTTTTAAAAGCATAACAAACTTTTGTACCAGCACCACTTACTTGTCCAGAAGTTATTGTTATAGTGTCACTATCTATAGCTGTTAGCCAATTTGCACCAGCTGTAAACTTCCCAAGTGTAGAATCTAAGTACAAGCCATTTGTTGTTGGAGAACCAAAATGTTTATGCCAAACAATCCAATTTTCAGCACCATCTCTACGTTTAAAAATAAACATATCTGGTGTTACGCCTAGTCCATGTCCAAAGCTAAAAGAACCAGATGGTTCTGTATAAGTAGCTATACTAAACCCTGCCTCTGTATTAGCCGATACGGACGATGTGATTGAACCGTCTGTGTTGCTAACTGCTGTACCACCAGCTAACCAGTTCCAAGCTACGTAATTTCTGCCAGTAAAGTTTGTACCACCAGAATTTGTAGCACCAGCATCTACTGTAAAACCGTCTGAATCTAAGCTAGATATAATACCAAAAGTAGAATTGGTTGAACTTGTTGTAGTTTCTTCTGCTGTTGTTAAATTAGAAAACAAAGCACCCATCATATTAGTGCCTTCGCCTCTAACTGAATCAACTAAAAAATGATTATTTGCTACATTTCTGCATTTAAGCCATAAGAAGTCTGGTTGAAAACCAACCCCAGTAATAGCTTGAGAACCTGTATCATTATTGCCATCATAAAGCACCGTATTAAAATAGTCCTCTGGCACATCATCGTCTAGCGGTGTGATGTCAGGTTCGGGTAGGTTGGCTGAGTTTAACGCAAGGTAGCCAGACGGTACTGCATACTTGAAATCACCGTAGCCGTTAGCATCTGAGTTACCACCAGCCGTAGTAGCACCAGCGAAGGTGCTGTCTTGTCCGAAGTTGGTAAAAGCCCCCATACCAGCACCGCTGTCACCATCGCTTGTCGCTAAAAAATATTCACCTGTGGTTATGCTGAATGTGCCTTGTGATGACCCGTTTTTGTAGAACGTAACTTCATCATCGTCAAGGTTTAACGCCATACCGATAATATCGTTGACCGCCCATGTTGCCCCATAAGCCGATTGTGTGCCGTCCACTTTCTTTTGACCGTCATTTTGCCTGTAAGCAAAACTGCCAGAATTACCCAAGTCATAAGTCGTTGTAAGATTTGTTCCCACTCTTACGCCACCAATTCTTTGGTCACCAGAAGATGCGGTAGTAAGAAATTCGCAATACCATTTGCCAGAAGATACAGCAAAGCTAGATACAACAGCACCATACTGTGAAGAACCAGTAGTTACTTTAAGATTGCCTTCAGAAAAACTGCCACCAGCAACATTCACTAATGGATTAAAGGTAGAATAATTCAACGTAGGACTATCTGGCACAACGTCATGCGCTGATAGGTTGTTCGCAGTATAATCATTGCCATTACCGCTAGTGTCATCACCGATAGCTGAACTATCACCAAACTCAAGTCTAAATCCGTTAGTGCCGAATGTTAAACCGCTGGTGTCCTTTGGTATCCATACGCCTGATTTGGTTTCGCCAAACGATGTTGGGTCTAGGGCTTGTCCGTCTATTAAATTGACATCGGCTAGGTAGCCGTCAAAGTAATTGTTTGCAATTATAAAACGCCCAATATTTGCTGGGTAAGAATTTGAATTTACCCACAGATTTGCGTTTAAAGACGGATAAGTTGTAGATGTATCACCTGTTATAAATGAAGTAATTTGAGTTCCATTTACATAAAGTTTTGCGCGGTCTGAAGATGTGCTTTCTGTGGTATCTAAAGCAAGAACTATATGATACCAAGCTGATACGTCACGAAAAACTTGGCTAGTTTTCAAATAAAGTTGGTATGCCACAGAGTTGTCATATCCAATTACTTGCAAGGAATTGCCTGATATAAAACTAAATCGGAAATAGTTATAAGGATTAGTACCGATACCAGAACTAAAAAAGTCTTGGGTGGTACTTATATTGCCTCGCTTTACCCACCCACTCCAAGTCCAAGTTTGTCTGTCACCATTACTCGCTGGTGTCCTATTTAAGTAAGAACTACTACCATCTTCAAACCGCAAAGAGTCGTTTATCTGATAGCCATAAAAACCAGCCTGACCACCAGCCGCTATATTGAATAAGCTACTCATTAAGCAACCCCTATCGCCCGACCTATTTCGTAAAGGTTTGTTCCATTGGAGACAAATACAAACTGGTCACGCGAACTAGCCGCAGTAGATAATGTCGGGGCTGTTGCACCCACCCATTTGAATACGCTGTTCCAAGTTATTGTCCGTGAACCAGTGCCATCTTGTACCACTATCAGCACATATACGCCACCATCCTTCTGATTAGTCGGTGCGCCAAAGGTACGGTTGCCACCAAGCGTAACGCTAGTCACCTGATTAGCAGATGTATCCCATGAGATTGTAGCCGCATCTGTTAGCGTGGTTGCGTTGAAGTTCTGGGTTGCTGTGAACTCTTGGGCTAACTCAGTGCCAGCTATTGTTATATTGCTGTCAGGAACGGTTAAAACGCGAGTGTTGCCTGTTGTAATGCCAACACCGTCAAAGCGAAATTCTTTGGTGTTGTCTGTGGGGTCAGCGAGGGTAAATGTATCGTCTATAACATCTGTGCCAGCGTTCATAGCCGCTAGGTCAGACATGATTTCCCTCAACGCATTATTGACATCACTGGGGGTCATTGTCCCTTCGCCCAAGTCTATGCCATTTACCTCTGTATTAGACGAGGCGGTTTCGCTGTATTCGTTAATCTTTGCCTTTGCCATTTTACAATCCTATTCGTTTAATAGATATTTATCTTGGGGTCTTATTGTTATTCTGAGTGGCATATCGCTAGCTTGAGCAGATGGTATCATATCGCTTTGAGCTAATAAACCAGCTACAGCAGGAGAGCGCATAGTAGCCCCACCATAAGGTATAGCAATATTACGCATAGCTTGTTGCCCTAAAGGAGTGTAAATACTAGATAATCCTGCACCTAACAACGCTCCTTCTAACGGCATCCCAAAACCTGTCCCACCAGCTAATCCTAATGTCATATTAGCCGCAACATTTCTGGTTGCTGTACCGCTATCAGGAAGGTCTTTACCTAATATTTGCCTACCTGTTCTGGCGATAGGTTGCATGGCTAACTCACCTCTAGCCATTCTAGTTGCTTGCCTTTTCCCCTCTTGAGTAACGGCAGTACCTAGTTGCGCTGGGCTAAATACGCCTTCAGTTGCTTCTGCTTTTGTAACGGCTCGCCTTACTGGGACAATTTTGCTATATGCCTCATCTGCTTGTGCTAACTTTTGAGCCGCTACTGGCTTTTGTTTGGCAAGCTCAGAGGTTATATCAAAAACTACACCGTTCAACGCAGAGCCTAAATCTTGAACATAATATTCACTAGACGTAGAGGCTTTATACGCTTCATCTCTCAAAGCACTTTGCGCCTGTTTGAATTTTTCTCCTGTTAATTTACCATTTTCAATTCTTGGCATTAACTGTTTATCAATTAAATTTTTTAATTTTTTTAGCTCTGGGGGGTTTAATTCTGAGCCATATTTAGCAACCAATTCGTCCGTAGTTTTAGTAAATGTAACTCCAACACCACCCAATGCTTCTTTATAAGAATCTCCAATAGCATCTATAGCTCTTTTAAACGCTTCACTGCCAGTAACGGTAAGAGGTATTTGTTTACCTATTGGCTTTAATGCTTCGTTCATAACAACAGGGTTGAATGTTTCTACAGCCTTTTGTTGAGCAGATTTAACAACACCACCAGCGATTGGGATACCAGATATAGCTTCTTCAAAAGTTTTGTAACCACCACCCATAGCCTGACCTATAGTTACTGGCACACCCTTGCCCATAAGTTGTTTTGCTCTGTCGCTAATTGCAGGAGATACTCTCTGCAAACCAGCACCTAATACACCACCAGCTACTGCCTCTGGTAATCTCTCAGGCAAAGAACCCTCAGCCGCACCAGCACCATAACCAGCACCCATTATGCCAGCTTTAAGAACAGGGCTTGCTAGTCTTGCGGCTGTTAAAGCCGCGCCCCCAACAGCGGCAGAAGGTATTGAGGCGGCTATTTCTGTGCCGTAAGCAATAAATGGGCTATCTTCTCTAAACTGCTGTAAGTTATCCCTAACCGCTTTTATTGTTTTATCTTTATCTCCGCCAAAAAATTGCGCTCCAAACCCAATTAGTTCATCAGCCGTACCAAATGTAAGTCCTTGAGAAACAGCGTTAGCGAACCCAGTCAGAAAAGATATTGTCTCATCTTTAGTGGGCAAAACAGTGCCTCTATCGTTATCTTCTTCAACACTATCAGGAGAACCTGTTAAAAATTCAATGCTCATTTTACAATACCTAATCTACCATTTAAGCTAATGTAAGAACCCTTCGGTAAATCGTCAGCCTCTGACTTGTCCTTAATTTCGTGAGGATTAATAATAGAACCTAATTTTGGAAGTTTTGATATAACAACTTGTGAAGGTGTTAATCCGTAAGAATTTGTTAAATTAATAAAATTTTGCTCTTTTTCCTCTTGCATATTTAACTGCCCCTCAAAAAGACTTTTAGAAACATTTACAAAATTTTCTCTTTGCGGTTGAGTTAATCGTGTACCTGTTAAGGCTCTATTATAAATAGTTCTTAACTTACCTGATACGCCAGCAGTATTTTCGGCTGTAGCAAATTCACCCTCTCGAACAACGGAATTAGGGTCTAAAACTTTCATATAACCAAAAACCAATGCAACATCACTAGCACCAGTTGGGTTAGGGTCTAATCCAGCAGTCAAGACTTTTTCTAAACCAATTCTAGCCTCAACAAAATCTTTTGATTGTGAATCAAATTCTTTCCTTAAATCTTTTTCATTCCCAAACTCTGCAATTTTTCTTGCCCTCATAGCCTCTTGCATTTGTTTATTTATTTTTAATTCTTCCATAAACAGGTTTAGTTGGTCTTGTTGTTTTTTATATTCAAACTCTCTCTCTGCTTTTTCTCTCTCATATGCCATTTGTTCAGCTTGTTGCTCAAGAGCCTTGCCACCCATGTAACCCTCTCTAGCCGCGCCCAGAGCCTGTCCGAATATTTCGCCAGTAGTTCTAGGCACAGGTGAGTACCCAGACTGCTGTAGCAAGCTCTGAGCCGCACTATCAAGTGCCATACCCATAGGGCTAGTAGGTGATGCACCCAAGCCAGAGCGAATCTTGGCTAGCATTGATGATTGCGGTGTTTGAGGTGGTGTTGGCTGTTCTTGACGTTGCCTTAGCCCTTGGATGCCGCCTAAGCCCATTGGTACTGTGGGGGCTGTCTGTTTCGCATAAGGCACTCGAAATGGTATATCACCATAGGTTTCAGTTCCAGCTTCAGCCCCTGCTAACCCTTGGCTAGTTGCTGTAATACCAACTCTAGGCTCTACATAAGACCTAGCACTTGGGTCTACACCAGAATTTGCCCCTAACAATCTCTCACCCAATATCTGCCTTCTCTGTTGGGCGTAAGGATTTAAGCCTATATTTAAAGGTAATCTCGCCATTAAGCCATACCCCCTAGTAGTCCACCGCCAAGTGCGTAAGGCAATACACTAGCCATTCCAGAACCTTCACCCTGAGCCATTGATGCCAATCTACCAGCACCTAGCGCACCACCCAAGAAACCAGCCGCAGGAGAGGCATACATCGGGGTAGCTTGCTGTTGACCTAATGAGCCAGAACCACCCTGCACCAACGTCATATAATCAGCTAGCTTCTGTAGCGGTAAGTTTTGCTGATAAGTAAAGCGTTCTATATCTGCCGCTAGTTCTGCCTGTTCCTGAGCCTCTCTAGCCGCACCAACACCAGCTAACATCTGCGCTGGGGCTAAACCAAACTGGTAAGCACTAGGAGCTTGCGCTATCGCCTGTTGCTGTGCTTGCAGTGCCAGAGGTGCTAATGCCTGAGCCATTGCTTGAGCACCATACTGAGAGCCGTAACGCCCTGCCTTACCTAACGCACCCTCGACTTGTTCAAGGGCTGGTCTAAAAGCCGCAGATTGAAGAGGGTTAGTACCCATCAAGTTCTGCATCACAGCTTGCTGTACGCCCTGCACCAACGGATTAGGTTGCATTGCATAATCTCTTGTAGCACTCAGAGCCATTTCAGATTCGGGGCTAAAACCAACAACCGTACTCTCAGGGTAATATTGCGGAGTAGGGCTTTCGTAAAGCCTCTTAGCTTCCTCAACTCCAAACTTCAAAAACGGCTGGGCAAACGGTGTTGCGCCTGTTGTCGAAGTTATGGTTCTTGTTGAACCACCGCCACCTTTACTCATTTTATAATTCCTTCACTAAAACTATTGAAGTCGGCTCATATTCTTTTAACACTTTTTGCCAACCTTTTCTGCCTATAATCTCCATGCCATGACAGCCTAAGCTCTTAGCCCAATCCGATACTATCTTCTCACCCTCAAGAAGTTCATCCATATCACCACCAGCTAACCATATTCGACAAACAGACCTGTTCGGATAATCTACTATTTCCGTCACTATAGCAGATTTCTCGAACGGAAAAAACTGGGCTGTGCCTTCCTCAACGGACTGGCGTACATCTGCCAAGCTATGACTATCATGTGCATATCCAAGTGCCGCCTCTATATACGGAGCGCAACGCTCCCACGTTTTATCCCACGATGAAATATGCAAAGGGCGCATCGTGTCCTTGATTGTCATGGTTAATCACCATTGTTCCATTTGTACTACTGCCGTCAATATAAGGATTATGATGCCAAGGGTCATGGTCAAGTCCTGTAAAAAACACCAAACTTTGAACATTATATCTTGGCTCAGAAACTGTTGTCTGTGTTGAATTTGCTGGAAAAGTAACATATCCAACGCTATTTAATCCACCGTCAATCGTGCGGTTTAAAACCTCTGCTATTTCGCGTGTTGTAGCTGTCACAGGGTTTAAAGTCCTAAAGTTGGTTTGTCTTTGCTCAATAGCCATTAACGCCTACCTATCTCTCTAGCTTCAATGTCAATACCTTGTATATTCGTCCATAAGCCAGACAGAGACATCTTTGCCCTATGAAATCTAGCCGCAGACCTAAATGGGTAGAAGCCGTCTGTATTAAGGCTTGTGCTACTGCCATAAACAACATCATCCGCAATACTGTTTCTTGTGCCTATCTGAGCCGTCACAGCACCGCCCTCATAATATGGGTACATTCTAGTAACAATGCTATGCTTTCCGTTAGACACCCCTATCTCGCCTGTCTCAATAGTTGCAGACATGGGGTCACCAGTGAAGCTAAATATTTGGTCATTTACAGCACCGCCAAAGAAGAACTCACCGCCCTTGTATAGTGGACTATCAAGCACAGTTGTTAATCCATCGAGGGTAGATGATAAGTTATCTAACTGGTCTAGCGTATAGCCAGCACTAAAGAAGGGGGCTAAATAATCTGCTCTGGTTTTAACAAGCGACCACCGCCCTAGCACATAGTTATAAATCAATAATGTATCTGGCGTACCATCACCACTCGCAATAGATGGATAGCTCCATATTGCTATTTGATTTAGTGGGTCTACAGATGCTGATACGTTCTGTTTAAAACCTAGATTAAAATCTTTAGCAAAAAACTTGTTTACTTTTTCTGCACCAATAGGTGTGGAACTCTGCCCATTGAAAAGGTAAAATCCATCATTTGAATAGAAGAATACATTACTGCCAACATTGCAGATAGAACCCTTTATGCTACAACCACGCTGGCTCTCAACTTTGTCAAACTGAAACACCAGTGGAAGTCCAGAGTAAGTGGCTCTGAATATAGCCCTCTCCGTAAGTATTGTGCAGTATTCACCGCCAACTAACCCCATAACCTCACCAGAATCAGGTAAGTCTTGAAAGTCTGACTGGTCAGTCCCAGAAGTCCAGCTATCTATTGCATTAAATCCTGACCACCTTACGCGGTATGGAACTCTACCAGAACCCTCATCTATATTTCCTGTCCAGATAAAATCACGCACCACAGCAATGAAGTCAGCCTTCGGTGGTGAGCCACCTAAATTAGAAAATGCAGTATCTGTGCCTAACTGCCATTTCTGTAGCTCTTCACCAGTACCGCCAGCCGCTATAACGTATTCACCAAACTGCACAAAACGCCAACGCTCATCATTGATTAAGTCATACGCTGGGCTACCAGCCTTACTAACGTCATCTAGCGCAGAGGTGGAAGCATTAAACTCATATAGTTTTGCCGCATCACCAGCAAATAGCTTTACATTGCCAGCATTATCTTTTGCCGCAAAAATGCCTCGTATCTTAGCATCTGTTGTTGCGCTTGAATATTCCACGAATTGTGGAAAGGAACGATAACCAACAGCCGCAGGAAGCACGTTCTCTGCTGTTATAATACCTTGGTTTAAATGCTCTGGCTGGTCAGGTAGCCACTCACCGAATGTAATCATTGTCTTAACCAAACCTCACTGCCTGTTGGAACTTGCGTCCATATTTCAGAACCTATTGCTATATCTGTCCATGTCTCATCATCCGAATCAACCAGAATCCAATCTTCGCCAAGTATTTTGGCTATCATAGTTCCTTCTATAGATATAGCAGAAGTTCCAAAGAAAGAAAATTCTATCCCTGCTATTGCCTCTGTTTCTATCGCAATAGATTCAGATGCTGAAACCAGTGATACCGTTTTTGCTGTTGATGTAACTGTTGCCGCTATATCTACGCTGGCACTATCTGTTCTAACTCTTGTTGCTTCACCACTTTCAGTAATAGCTATGCTTTCTGATGCAGATGCTGTCCTGAGTTTAGTAGCTACAGCACTCTCTGTAATACTTATATCTACCGCAGAAGAATCGAAAACTATTCTTTTTACTTCGGTTGATTCTGTAACGGATAAATCAACAGAAGCAGATACCGATTTAATTCTTTGCTGTTCGCCAGTAACATTTACAGATATATCTGGCTGAGATGAAACAGTGCGTAATATAGTCGGTATAGCTTGATTAGTAATGGCTATATTTTCGCTAGCTACAGCAGAAGCAGTGACGTTAGCTACACCTGTTGTCTCAATAGATATATCAACAGATGTAACCCCAGCTAAAGTAGCCTTAGAACTTGCGCTAACATTTGTAGCACCCAACACAGATGCTGACATAGTTCTTATTCTTATAGATTCGCCAGATTCTGTAATTGCTATATCTTCTGAAGCTAAAACAGTTCTTGTTATAGTTTGAACAGCTTGCTCAGTTACCGCTATGTCTACTTGTGAAGATGTTGTTCTAATCCGTGTTGCAGATGACAACACGGTGGAAGCTAAATCTACAGAAGAAACAGCAGAAGCAATAAGTTTAGATACTGCGTTTTCTGTGATTGCTATAGATTGAGATGAAGCAACCTCTTTAACAACATTATAAGCACCAGCAACAGTAGCCGATATATTTACAGAGGCATCTGCAAAAACAGCATTTCTAAATACAATCGCAGTTGCTGTAACTGTTGCGGATATGTTTTCTGAAGCTGTAGCAAAAGTAATCTTCTCAGGCGTTGACGTAACTGTAGCCGATATGTTTACTGAATCGCTGACTGTTCTAATGCGTGTGGCTTGTGTTGATTGTGTTATTGCTGTGTTTGCTGTCGCATCAAACGCTAATACGCTAAACGGAACAGCAGATACAGTTATCGCTGTTGCCACAGAAGAATCAGTAAATGTCGTTTTTGTTAATGATGATGATACTGTTGACGCAATATTAACGCTGGCTGAGAACAGCCTTGTCTTTCCAGCAGAAGCACTAACAGATGCCGCACCTACAACACTAGCAGACATAAGCCTAATAACGGTAGGCGTGTTAGTGACCGTTACAGCCGTAGAAACATTAGATAAGGCAGTTCTAATTCTTGTAGATAATGTAGACTGCGTAATTGCAGTGGACACGGAAGCAGAAGTTTTTTTAACTAATGAGGCTGTGCTTGCTATATCTAAAGATAATCTAATTACGCGGCTTACTAATTCATTATTATAAACCCTTAAATTAGATTTTATATCGCCACTAAAAGCAGTCGCAGATTGATAATGAGTGTTAGAAGTAGATGAAGTTCCACCAGCTATACTACTGTAACCAGCGCCCCAACCCCCTGCATCACCGCCAGCAAAACTACCATTTTCTAAAGACGCACCCCCAGAAGTTTCTTGGTATATTACAAGCCTATTATCAATCCATAACCTAATTCTACCAGCCGCACTAGGTTTAATTTCCCAAGTAAGTGTATGTATGCCATCATCAAACTCAGGTATATTTGAAATAGGTACATTTGCAATAGCTACATCTGTATCATCAGATAGCAAATTTACACTTGCCGCGCCTTCTCCAGCACGAAAACGCAAATGATAAATATTGTTTATCTTACTTACGCCTAGCCAAGAACCTATTCCAGTCCCACCAAACTCCCAAATACATTCGGTTTGAGAAAAAGAAGAAGGCAAAACAAGTTCGCCAGACATAACAATATTATTGGAACGATTTGTACCAGAAAAACCGCCACTATTTGCAAGTTGACCTTCAGCGTATGAAAAGTCTAAAGTTAGACCTGTTTCTGGTGGTGGGGTTTTGGCAAGCAAAACGTCAAAAGACGTAATGCTATCAAGAGTGCCAAAGTTCCATGTGTCGAGCGCACCCCACTGATTCATCGAATCTAATGTAGTCGCGCTCCACTCAATAGCGTTTGTGTCTAACGTATCAAATGGGGTAGTTAGACTGTCGAGCGTACCCGACAGATTATCTAAAGGTACGCGATAACCCATCGGTTACTCCATTTAAGCGGCTGTTACGTCTAAATCACCAGTATCGATTTTTAGAATATCGCCAGATGCAATAGATTTTGAAGCACTAAAAGCACCATGTATTAAAAGATTGCCGCCTGATGAAGCATCAAAAATACCAAAGTGGCTGACTGTACCCCATGAACCTGTGGCGGCAGGAAATTCAATAGCCGCAGAATTTGAAGTAGTTCCATTAGAAGCCGCGCTAAATGTAGCTGACTGTCTAGCATAACCACTACCAGATAATTCTGTGCCAGTGTTACCTTCACCAAAAGTTGCTGTTGCTAGACCAACATATACAGTAGAAGGGTGAGTAAAAGCACCTGTTCCAAGAATGTGGTCTAAAATCTCGTTTTCGAGATAATTGGACATTGCAGACATATCTTAACTCCTTGCCGCATATTGTTGACGTAAATAATCAGACTTGATTTGCAAAGAGCCGCTTCCGTACTGTGACCGTTGCTCATCAACTTTGACCTCTTCTAAAGCTCTTGTGAACTTAGAATCATATACCGAAGCCCTCTGCTCATCTAGTAAATATGTGTACGCCTCTGTTAATGCGCCATACAAATATAAGTCAGGAGACCTCAAGAATAGTGTAGTTGTAGCAGAATCTGATAGGCTATTCAAATCACCTATATATATTATCTCTGCTGTGTAACTAGAATCAGGAACTGGTCTTAGTTTAAGCTCCTTGCCTACCACGCTGTAACCAGATGGTTTGCCTGTTGATGTAGTGCCATAAGATTGGTCTAAACCAACAGGGCTATAATAAGTTAAAACATTTATCGGGCTTGTGTTTAATTTCACTTCGCGTATCTCACGCATATCTGTCGGTAAAGCAATATACTCATCACCACTTGTTAGAGTAGCTGTAACTCTCTTCTGCTGTTCGCGTGTTTCCAGTTCGCGGTTCATTCTGCTCTCAGCAAGCTGAATAAAATTCGGTATTTGGTCTGTTAAATCATCACGAGCCAGAAAGTTGGCTATAGCCGTCTTTAACTCTGCGTAAGTGCTAATGCTCATACTATGCCGCCACCTGTTCTAAATGCCCTGTTTTCGCTATCGTTTAGCCACTGCTTCCAAGCCTTCGGATTATCCTTGGGTCTACCAAATTTATTCAGTAACTCATTATATATGATATTTGGTATTTCTGCCACATGAGCCATGTGCTTCTGAGTACCTATCATCTGCCCCTTTTGCCAATCATCAGCCATGTGCTTATTTAGCTTTATAAGGGGGTCAAAACTTTGCGTCTGCACAATACGCTGTGAGCCATCAGTATCTGTGACTAAATCTACCGCCTTGCCAGCCTCATTTTTAATAGTGCGCTTCATATTTCACCATAAGAGTTAGGGAGAGAGCTTCTGCCCTCTCCCAAGTTAGATTAAGAACCTGATAGGTCTAGTACCATTGCGTGTGCTTTTGGAGCAGTTACTTTTAACGCCCACTCACAAACAATTTGGAACTTCTCTGCATCACCAGTTGGAGCGATTTCGTTCTCTGCGAAGTTACGTCCGTTTAGCGTTGAAAGAGAAGCGAAGTCAGGGTCAATCAAGAATGTACGGTCATTGCCCATAAATCTTGATGGAGTGGCTTCCAAAGTACCGAAATCAGTTAGATAAACTGAGGTAGAACCAACATATGTTGTTTCCTTAGCCGCAGTCATATTTACCTGATTTTGCACCAAGTTGTTTGACACTGTTAGGTCTGAGAAGTTTGCACGATTAGTAGCACTCATCACCATAAGTGAAGGGTTTCCACCATCTGTCCAAGCATCCTGCATTGCATCGTCAATTAGTGCCAATGTTAATGCACGGTCATCACCACCAGTTACTGTGTCTGTGCCGTCACCTGATGAAAATGCACCAGCAGTTGCGCCAACAGAACCGTTTGTAATCCAGCAAGTAAGTGATGCTGATTTACGAGGCTCAGAAGCTGAACGAGCAACATCTGTGTCACCAATCATCTTCTCGATGTCTCTGCGAAGCTCTAAACCCTTTAGAACCTTCTGGTACTGAACCTCACGGTCACGACCAGCTTTTTCTACTGCGTCAAGGGTCTTTGAAACTGCTACAGACTTCTCAGAGATGCCGTGATAGTTACCAAGTCTTGTAGTTGCTGTAGGTGTTCCAAAGCTAGAATCAGCACCCTCTGTGGCGTAGTTAGTTGCCGCAGTCGCTAATTCTTGAACTTGCCACTCGGTAAAAATACCGTTTGAAGTTTCTTTTTTTAGGTTAGAGAAAAGGGGTGTTTCTGTCGGGTCAATACGATAGATAACATCCGCTAGCTGTTCGCGTTCGCCAACAGAAGTTGTTGTAGTATGGGTAGCCATTTAAACCTCCTATAGTTTTATCGGCTCATTAAGAAATCGACAGCAGAATCAATGCTTCGCTCTTTATTGAGCCTCTGCATTGCCTGTTGCCGTGAACGACTTGCAACCTGTTGCTTAGTCTTTGGAGTTCCTGCCTTAGCCATCTTCGGAGCTTTCTTTGTGCGTTTTTTCGCATCTGGGGCTTTTTGCTTCAGCTTGTCCATTTGCCACGCCATGTGGAGTAAATGTATTGCTCTTGCGTCTGACGCATTTGCTACTTCCTCTTCTGAGAAACCCATTCTGTTTGCGAACTTAATTACCTCAATTCGCTCACTATTACGCCTCTCATCATCTTGCCACTGGGGTATGCGATTTAGCATATCCTGCCTTTGCGCTTCCAGATGCTCACGCATCTTTTGCTGGTTCTCAACGGCTTGCTCCTGAGCTATTCTCTGTTGCTCCTGCTGAATACGGACAACTTCCTGCTGGTTCTTGTCGTACTCGGCTTTCGCTAGGAATAATTCCTTCTCGGAATAACCCTGTTCTGCTAATGCTCTCCAGTCAGGCTCTGCTTGAGTTGTCTGCTGGATTTGGTTCTTCATCAACTCTAGTTGCTGTGCGTAAGCATCCCTATATTGCCTTGCTTGCTCTGCCTCTGCTTCCAGTGCTTTGCGTTGCTCGGCTAGTTCCTGCTGACGCTTTGTAAATACTGATGTCCTAGAATAACCATTCTGAAGTTCGTCAAGCGTGACCTCAAGTTCCTCACCATCTACTTTGACGGTGTATAGCTGGGGTTGCTCTTCTTCAACTTCTTCCTCGTCATACTCCTCTTCAGCATCTTCAGCTTCATAAACTTCCTCTTCTTCATCAATCTCAGGCTCTTGCGAGTTATCCTCGATTTCAGCTTCCGCTTCAGTCTCCACTGGTTGAGCCATTTCTGGCTCTTGTCGCTCTTCTTGTGCCGTATCCGTCTGGGGGCTTAGAAGGCTATTAACTGCATCGTTTATTGAAAATCCATTCTCATTTGAGTTGTTGGACATTTTTATATTTTCCTTTTATCAAAATTTACGGTTAGTTTTCAACCCCTCTAGGGCTGATTGAGCCAGTTTGCCATCTTCAATCGCACTTTTGAGATAATTCTTGACGGCTGAAAGGTTCTGGCACAATAAATACAATCTCTCGCGAGCTTGCGAATCTTCCACGGCACTCTGTTTCCATGCACTTGTAAATTCACTCTCCAGATAATCAAATGCTTCTTGTAATAATTCATTGCGGAGCAGTGTCTCCGCTTTAGCTCCTCTATCAATCTTCTCACGAGCTTTACCCTCATTCATATAAGTCTCACTCTCGGCATACCGTAGTTAAAGTCCATTGGCTGTCCAAACATCGGGGCTACATCTAGCAATCCTGACGGTTGGTCTAATAATGTTGGTGCTGGTGTATATGTTTCATAATTAAATGCTGTTGGTACTTGGCTAGTAAATACTGGCATACAAGCCTGAGCGTTAGCATCATAGGTGTAACCAGCAGGACACTGACCAGTAACAGGGTTTGGCGGTACAGCCTCTTGCTCTGGTCTGTCTCTATCCATACTGTCCATCATAGCTTGTCTTTGGGCTTCAACATCGCGCCCAGTAAGCCTACCATACTCATCTCTAACGCCTGTTAAATTTCCCGCTGAATCATAAAGACCGAAAGCGTAAGGGTCACTTTCTAAAATATTTAAAAATTTTCTTCCCATAATTGGAGAAGCAACGCCTTGAAGAAAATTCAAATTCGGGACTTTAAACGCTGATAATAAACCTTGTTGGATAATGTCTTTTGCAGACATTTCAGAGAAATTAGGCAACCCAGATGGTTGAGATGCTTTTGCCCTTGCCGCATCAATATCTTTTAATCTGGTTATACTTGCCGCCTCAGCAATATCCATTCTAGGGTCAGCTTTTTCTGTGCCTCTGCGCTCTCTTTGCTTTGTTAGAGATTCTATTACTCTTTTTTGTTCTTCTGGCTTTTTGCCAAAATATTTTTCAAAAGCATCTCTCTGGGCTTCTTTACTTCTTTTGTATTGGTCATCTATAGCCATATCAAACCCTCGGTAAGTTAGTGCTTATTTGTGAATCAGTGACCGCCTTTGCAACCCTTAGCTCTGATTCCATCTGTAACTCTTGCTGGCGAAGTTGCATTTCCATCTGCATCTTCTCACGGGCTAGCTCTATATCAGCTAACATCTTCTCACGCTTCAGTGCCAACTCTGCCTCTGCTTGCTGTTGCTTTAACTGCATCTCAGCTTGAGCTTGCATCTGGGCTGGGTCAGGCTGTGGTGGTTGTTGAGCCGCCTGTGCCTCTGCCATTGCCATTTGCTGAGGATTGTTAAAGAACATATCCGCATCCTTGAACCCACCGACTTCAGCAATACTTCTCAAGGTGTTGACGTATTGCCCCATGCTAACCAAAGGATTATTAGCCCCCATCTGCATAAGTATCTGCTCCTGCTTTGCCGCAATCTGCGTCAAGAAAGCAATCTTCTGCTCATCGTCAGCAGTCCCCAATCCAACTTGAACAACAACATCAAACTCAGATGTCCACTCTCTAGGGTCAATCGGTACAAAGCTATTTCTGAGCCTGACAATGCGAGGCTTGTTATCATATTTGGTGACTAGGTGCAGTAAGCCCTTAAATAAGCTCTTCACGCCTGTTTCTGCCATATTACGAGCATAACTCTCCAACTTGACTTGTGCGCCTCTCACAGTAGCTGAAATCGCGCTAGCGGTGGTGGATTGAAGTGCATTAGCATCTAAGCCCATCGAGGCTTTGCTCATGCCAGTTCTCTGCTCCTTAATCTCATCCACATAATCCATTAGCGGTCTAACCTCACCACCAACAGGTGTACCAGTAATCGGACGAACAGCACCAGACTGACGAACCCTTATGATTCCGCCAGCAGTCCCATCTAGTACGTCATCGATATTAGCCATGCCCTCGACAACTTCCATGCGAGGCAGGGTGCTAGTGTAAACGCTATCTAAGTATTGGCGTAAAAGAGTGGATTTAATAACTTGCAAGTCCTTGGTCATATCGTAGATAGACCGCCCGATTAATCGGTGTTGCATAAGTATCGGGCTAACAACAGCGAACGGCACATGGTCAAATGGCTCATTATGTAAGATATGATTTCCATCTGCACCAATAGCGCAAATACGTCTGCGCTCTGCAATGCCGTCACCGTCCACATCAATGTTCATTATGCACTCATAGTACATAACCTCACGCAGTGTCGGGTCAGCCGCATCAATGCCTGTTGTAGCCTCAATGTCTCCGAAGCGATTGGTTCTCTCCTCGTCAACATCTAAATCAGATTCGCCAGCGTGTGCCTCTACCTCTTCTCGGTCATAGCCCATAGCCACCAAATCGGATACGGTCATTGATGTTCTGTGACATACGAAATACGCATCTTCCAAGCTAGTAGCCCTGCGATTTACCAGAAACTCCTCTGGCGGTATGTTGGCTATCTTAATCTTGCCCTCGCGCTCAGTAATCCTAACAACAAGGTCATAGGTGCTATTAAGTGGCATAAGTTCGCCAGCTTCATCCATATATGTTTCTGTGACTATTTCTTCCTGAGAGACAATCTCAACATCTGGGTTTTGCAGTAATAGGATTAGCTCAGGCTCTGTTAAGCCGTAATACTCTTCCTGATTTACCTTTTCCTCTTCCTCATAGTAGAACTTGACTACACCAAGTCTAAACATGAGCGCATCTTTAAACCAATCATGCAGAATACGGTAGCCCTCATTATCGTGATTGATAATGTAGTTCACATAATCGGATATCTGGTCAGCCTTCTCAACATCTTCTTCTGTTCTGGCATTGAACCGAACATACTTATCATTTGCTGTAAACACTCGCATAAGTGACGGCATAATGGATTCCACTGTATCCGCAAACTCGGTAGATACAACGGATGAGCGACCCTCGACTTCATTGCCAAGCTCCTCGCCCATGTAATAATCCTGAGCTTGTAGCCTGTCTTCAGAATACTGGCTATCGAAATGGTTCAGCGCATCTGTAATCTCAGAGGATACAATGCTTTTTATTTTGTATTCATCCATTTCTGCCATTTGACTTTTTCCTTTTTGCCTTTGCACCGTGGATGCACTTGCACTCATCTTGGCACATTTTCCGCGTCACGCATCTGCCACAGTTACTAAACTTCTTTACTGGCTCTTCGACTGCCACTGGCTCTAAAACCCTCGGCACTCTCGGACGCATCATTACTGTTACCATGTTACTCTGAATAATTTCCTAATATCTGGTTCATTACTTTCTTTTCTTTTTTAGTGCTAGCCGCGCCTGTTGTCGCACGAACAGTTTTACCTGTCTTAATCATTCTGCCCATACTTTCATTCATGCCACCAGAAGTGGGTCTTGGCGTAGGAAATACGGTTGGTAGGGGGCTTGATTTAGGGGATTTACCTTTGTAATTCATTTCTTGCTAGCCTTTCTTTTTTTAGCTGTGCCTGTCTTGCCAGTAGTGCCAATACCGTAAGTTGTCTTAACAGGCACTGGCTTTGGTTGTGGTAACTCAGGAGCTACCGCACCTATCTTATACACGATACACCTGTCCTGATTCAAACACTTGGTAGGATAGGGGCAGTTTTCACATGGGGTCATTTTTTACTCCGATAAAAGAGAGCGTGACATAATTGTGTCTACAAGCTCTTGGTCTACATATTGCATGGGAAGGTCTAACCTAAACTTATAATCTTTCATGCTTGGTGTTTGCAATTCTCCTGATGTAGTTTTAGCACCCTCTAATGATTTATAAAAATCTCTAAAAACAATTTCTTTTGGTTGTGGCTCTAATAAACCACCGACATATTGACCCCTCAGTTGAGTGTCGTAAGTTGAGTGAGGGTATAAAGGGTTTTCTACAATCGGGTTTTCTAAATCCATTCTGGCAATGCTTCTGCCAGTTTCTCCTGCCAAAGCATTCCTAAGTTCAGAATCCGTTACAGCATAACGAGTTTTGCCAACGTGAGGGAAACCAGCCCTTTGAGCTTTTTGGCTGTCCATAAGTCGAACAAATGCTTTTCTGACTTTTGAAGGTGTCGATTGCCTTCCTAGATATTCTTGTAAATTGGGGCTATCAAGCCCTACCCAATCAGGGTCACCAGTGTAAGGCTTCTTTTTGTCAAAGCCCCTAACAACACCACCCTCTTTCATAATTTTATCAAATTCTAATCTATTTTTAATTGGAATTTTTGAATATGGGATTTGAGCCGCTAACGCTTCTGCTGGGAATGTTGCAAAATCAACAGAATCCTTGCCCATTGCCGTGTAAATCATATTTACTGGCAGACCTAATTCTTCAGACGCTTGCTGAACCCTGTTTTTTACATCTGATATAACACCTTGCCCAGATGCCCAAACAGCACTATCCTTAGATTGAGCCGCTTTACTTCTCATAAAATTGTAACCGCCACCTAATTCTATAGGCGTATCAAAATTTACATCATCAATACTTAACAACTTTTTTGCTGTCGCACTTTGGTCACCCATTAAAGGAAACAACAAAGAGCCTTGCAAATCTTCGATGGATAAAAAGTTTTGAGGGGCTAAGTCGTAATCTGTAACAGTTTCAAACTGTGTATTAGAAGCATAATCAGGAAATGCTATATTTCCATAGCCTAAAGGGTCTTTTTCTTCTTTTAGTAGCGGTTTTGGTTTTTTGGGTTTTGCTAACCTACCAACCCTAGCCGCCTTAGCTCCTGCCGCTGGTATGGCTAATGGTGGTACAACAGCCGCACCAGCATATAAAGCATCGCCTAAACCGCCTAATAGCTGATAACCCACATCACCAAATCTGCCCTCTCTCAGCAAATCCATTGTTGAAGGCAAGTACCCCTCGCCCTCTGGGTCAGCCATTAATCCCATCATTTCAGTAACGCCTGATGCTGGTAACATCATCGCGCCATATTTAGGGCTACTGAGTAAACCAGAATATACATCCTGCCTTCTCTGAGCTTGACCCTCTGGGGATAGCTCAGCAAAGTAGGGCGTTGAACGCATTTGTAGCAATCCTTCAGCCATTCTTCTTATTTTTCTTTGCTGTCTTTGCCGCCTTCTTAAACGCCTTAGCGGTAGGCGCACCCTTAGTGCCAACCTTCCGCATAGTCTCTCCAGAGCCAGCCTTTATCCGCTTTCTCTTAGCTTGAATATTAGCATACAGCCCCTTCTTAGCCGCCATTAGCAGTATTTACCTGTCTTTGTGCGGTCTTTAGACTTCTTGCCTTTTTTCTTCATTCCGTATGCCATGATTTTTCCTTTCTACCACTTTACCTTATCTGCCCAAAAAGCCGCAGACATCTTGCCCTTCGCAATGTTCTTGGCGTGTCTATCCTTGAACGATTTACGCTTCTTCTTCATCGCCTCGCTCTCACCCTTCTTAGGTGCGCCAGCAGTCTTAGCACCTTGCTGTCCAAAGCGAATGGTTTTTACCTCATCACCTGATTTCGCTACAACAACATGGCTCTTAGTAGGATGATTAGGCGTTCTCTTCGGCTTATTATAACCGCTAACGCCAACTCGCTCAAGTCGGGGGTCTTTACTCATCGAACTCAACCTCAATCATCTTGGAAGTCTGTATAAGCTCCGAAACAGTGCTTTCACTCATACCAGACCTTATACCACAAACATAAGTCAAATGTAACATAGCATCCATCATATGACCCCAATCCACATCCTCGGAACTATTAACAATCCCCTGAGCGTGAACGTCCAGCATAGTGCCAACAGCATCTACCAACTTCTGATGCTCATACCAACCCTGCTCAAATTCATCCATCTCCCCTAGCTCTTCCCTAGTAGGAAACTGAATCACATTATCATTGGTCATACAATCCATCCTCTGTTTGTGTTTAACTTCCTACTGGAATTATAACTCCTCGAATACCCACCAGCTATCGCACCAGCCTCAGCAAAAGTTAGCACAAAAGCGTCCGCTACGTCAGGGCTTCTCTGCCCCCTCTTCTTCATCTCGTCCTTGCCCTCAACCTTCAACTTTCCACTGCTCAAATACTTATACCGTATTCCACTAAGCTCCTGCATCAAAGTGCTATCGTCAGGCATTTTAACATCCCTTCCCTCAAACCACTCCCTCGCGTTCCAGAATAACTCATCCCTCAGACGATTAAACCTATCCTTCAAGCTAGGCGATTCACTCACAGAAATAGCTATAGCTGGCATATCTAACTCCCTCAACCTATCAGCTAGCCCAGCCCCAATGCCAATAGCATCAATATATATCGCTGTCGGTCTAAGCATATACGGACAAGCCTCATACTCAGCCATAACAATACCAGCCATTTCCATCAAATCGCGCCCCTGATACGTCTTTATAGGCTCTAGCAACACATTGCCCTGCCTCTTCGCTATCGCGCTCCTATCACCGCCAAAACGAGCTACATCAACACCCCAAACAGTAGGCGTGGTAGGTGAAGCCTCAATATCCCTCTTCACAGCCTCTTCTATGAGGTACAAAGGCAATAACACATCATCAGACTGCGTGGGGAACTGCCCCAACACCCTCACCCGATAAACATTGCTCTCAATCCCATACTTCTCAGCCATGTTCTCCAGAAACTGCTCAGATACACTCGGACTGTCCAAACAACTCACCGTCATAGTAAACCACCTATGCCTCTGGCTATGATGGCTCTCATAGAAAAACCCCTCAGACCTAGTGGGGTTTCCACACATCACAGTCTTAGCTCCTTCCGTAGACATCGCACCCTCTCCAACTTGGAAAACAATATCAGGAATACCGCTAGCCTCTTCGCAAATAAACAGCATATTCTCGCTGTGGAAGCCCTGCAAAGCCTCTGGGTTCTCTCTCCTGCTTGTCCTAGCCACCGCAAAACTGTCCGTAGCACCCTTCAAGCTAATCTTGTCGCTCTTGAACTCCAGAAGCTCCTTGAACCCCTCTGGTAAGCCCCTAGCCCACTTGTCAATCTCAGTCCATAAAACGTCCGATAACTGGTGAGCCGTGTTCGCAGTAATAGCCGCCTTACACGGATAATGGGTACACAGCCACCATAACGCCAACCATGAAAGAAAAGCCGTTTTGCCAACCCCATGCCCAGAAGCAATGCTAACGCGGTCATTAGATGCAATAGCCCTGAGAGCTTCCTTCTGCCAATCATACGGCTTCGCACCGATAATCTGCTCCACAAACAGAACAGGGTCATCGTGAAGGGCTATAAGCAAATCTGTATTTTGGGATTTTTTTGGCTGGGGTGTCATGTGTGCCTCAGATTAAAGGGGGGTGGGTGTGATGGTATATTTTTTTATTGGCGGTGTCGCGTGCGAAAAAGGGGGGGTATTTTCAACTTTTACGATATTTTGTCGCATAATGTTCATTATGGAAGATATATACAGCATACCCATCAGTCTAAGTCCTTGTTTTTATTAGATAACCTATGAGTGTGTGTACCATTGGTTGTAAAACCCTTGAAATCGGGCTTCAAAATCGGTGTGAAATCCTCGTGCGCGTGTGTGAAACGGTTAATAGATTTTCTCACAAAATCTTCCATCGGCTTCTCACCTACCCACTCACTCCACAGCCTATCCCACTCGCTATACTTCATTCACAGAACCCTCGATAGTCCTAGCTTCCAGACGCTTTCGCTCTTCCACCGCTTGCTGTACCTTCTTCAACTCATCTATAAAGCTAGCTTTATGTTCCACCTCGATGCGCTGTGTCTGCTCACCATACAACCTCGGAAAGAACTTAGCCATGCGCCACTTAGCCGTATCTATCTCCAGCCTAGCAGATTGCCAATCTGTTTTCTTATCCTTCATATCTTGAATGACCCCATCGATATGGTCATCGATAGCCGTAGCTCTGCTTTCCTGTGCCAAGAAATACTTATTCCTGACTACCTCATCCTTGTTCATAAGATTGTAGAAAGCCTCATAGCTTGGCATATCATCATCCCTGCCAACGCTTCTGGCACTTCTGCCATCGATTGCTATACGTCTAAGAAACTCATCTACGAGTGCTGGTGTAAACTTCATACCCTTATATATCCTTACTATTCTGCTCGTTCAACTGCTGAGTTAAATCAGCCATAATATCTGGTCTATGCTTCCTGTAATGCTCCTGCATAAACTCCGACAATCCCTTCCACTCTTCCAGAGATAGCATCTTCCTACTACTCACCACCTTGCTCTTATCACCCCACTGCTCGCCCTTAGAAGCCCTCTGAGGCTTCTTAGCTTCGCTTCTGCACCATTGTTGCCAGAAAGCCTTACAAGACACATACGAAGCCTTATTTCCGTTCTTCTCATTCCACAATCGGATATCCTCAAATATCTCTGCATAATCCAATCCCTTATCAGATGCATATTGCTTATCAGCATCATCCAGAACGTAATCAATCAAAAGCATTTTATCAGACTTATTTTTTTTGGGTAAATTAGTATTATCTTTATTTAGTATATATCTTTCTTTAGTAAGTGTCGGATTTTCCGTATACGGTTTTTCCGCATACGGTTTTTCAGGACACGGTAAATCTGAGACTGTGTAACGAGTTTCAGCGAATTTACCATCCACCTTTATCTGCTCCTTCGAGATATAACCATACTGCTCTAACTGAGCCAGAATCCGATACACCTTATCCCTGCCATAATCGAACCGCTTACGTAGTTCTGTGACCCTGACAACCCAATCATTTGGCTTACTGAGTAAGTACACAATCAACCCCAGATGTTCAGCCGCTAGCCGTCCATCATTAATCAGCGCATTGGGAAGCGTTGAGAACTTCTCCTTCAACTCACTCTTGATAATTAAACTATCACTCACCCCGTACACTCCCCATCATCTGCTTGGCAAAAGAAACCCTCAATATCAAAAACAAAATCACCTTGCTTTTCTAAATTATTTTTTATGTCTTGATAAGAAACTCCGTCATATCTAAATGTATGACCAAACTCTTGCTCCAAACCTGACCACCATTCCATCTTTTCTGGATGGTCGCGCCACATTTCCGCTAACTTCAATTCGCTTTTTAAAAAACAACCATCGCAATTAGAGTGAACTGTAACCCCATTTATAATCGGTAATTGTAAGTCAAATGCTTGAGATTGTTTTAGCCAAAAATCAGCAACATCAAATTTAGTTTTGTTGTCATCAACCAATGGGAACCAATTAATCCACCTGTTATCCTTTGATTCCTTAACTCTTCTAAATTCATCAGACCTTATGCCAATAGTATTAGTCCACTTTTCCCATCCGATACTTGATAAATACCTTTTAATAGTTAAAACCTTTAACTCTTGTGTGCATTTTCTTCTCAAAGTGTTTGGAATATATTTATTTTTTCTTATTAATTTCTCAAAAGGCTCTCCAAACTTACTAGCTGAATTATGATTTACCACTTCAAACAATGGCTTTTGGTCAGTATATTCCAACCAAGTTATAGCAACATTCCAACGAGAGCTTATTTCATTAACAAAATCTAATGTCTCAGGCATCTCTCTGCCAGTATTAGCAAAGGCAACAACCACATCATCACGCAATCCATCGTTAGCCACTAGGATTTGATGCAACATATATGCAGATGTTCTACCACCTGATAAGCTAATAAGAACATTACCTTCTGGCATTTTGTATGATTTATCGCTCATTTTTATCTGCCACCATCTTGTACCGCATCTGGCTTTCCATCGTTTCGATTAATCTCTCTAATTTATTTTCACTCACCACTCATTCTCCTTAGCCTCTTCTTGTGATAACTAAGCATAGAAGGCACTGGCTCTACCTTCTGCTTCACGCCATACCTCTGTATCTGCCTACCGACCCTAATCTCGTAATCCCTAAAATTGATTACCCTATCTCTTAAAAGCCTAAGCTCTTCCTTAAATTCATCTATTGTCATATCCACTCAATCCTTCTCCTAGATTCAATTCCCCACACAAACCAAGCGTAAGCAGTAGTACCGCTACTGGTTGGCTTGCCCTCACCTATCCACATCGTCTGACGCTTGCTAAAAACGTAGCACACATCAAACGGATGCTTACTAAACAGCCTCTCATACCTTCCCTGACCTTCCAGAAAAGCAAGCCTGAGTAACCAAGCGTGTCTAGTATATCCAAGCTCTATAGCCTTTGAAATAAAATCCTCTGCTAGCTTAAACGGTGGATTTGTTATGAGATAATCGCACGGACGCTCCCACCGCATCAGAAAATCCTGATTTACTTTGCCGAAACCCCTATCTACCAAATCCTCAGAAATAACCCTATGATTATGGCTACCCAGCACCTTACTGAGCCTACCAGTGCCGCAAGCTGGCTCATGTACTATCGAAGGTTGTTTGAACTCACGCTGTAGCAATGCCTCTGTCATAGGCTCTGGAGTGCTGTAAAAATCGTCCTTCTCTCTCACAATATCCTCGATGTTGGCAGTAAAACGCCCACACTCATGTCCTTATCACCGCCCTTGGTAATTTTACCATCCTCAAAATAATGCCTACACAAATCCTTTAAGAACTCTGTCGGCAATATTACAACCCTCTCACCGTTCAAAATAAAAGCCCAGTAATCAGCCTCAGTAGTAGCTATACCGCTAGGCTTTCCCCTGCACTCATACTCAACGAAAATATTACCTGTCTTACTGCTCTTGAAGTCTCGCTTTACCTCAATCTTAGCACCGCGCAGTAAATCACCTAGCCAGACCTCTTCGCCCTGCCCAATAGCTAAGTCATATGCAAAATCGCTGTTATAATCCATTAGACACTCTCTGCCTCTAAGCAAATGCCAGCTACACTCGGCTCTAATCCGTCCTGCTGAAATAAAATCCTGACAGTCTCTACCTCAAAAAGTAAAGATATCTCGCAAATTTGCCTACTGTTATATCGCTGTAAACTCTCTGCATAAGTGCAATCATTGACACTAAAGCAAACCATCAAAGCGATATAAAACATTACAATCTCCCAGCCATCATATCCAAGAAGTCCTCTAAGTCTAACACGGCTAAAGCCCTGTTCCTATCCTCGGCTACCACAAGCACATCAGCACCTAACAGATTTTCATACAGAAACTTGAACCCTGACTTTCGCTTCTTAGCCTCAATCACCCAAGTTTCCCTGCCCTTCTTGATATGCACATCGCCCTTAAAGCCAGCCGCAGAACCACTCAGAGGCACTCTGTTAGCTTCAAGCTCACGCTGTCGAGCCTTATCAACAATCTCACGCTCAAACCTACTGCCCTTTTCCTTACTGCGATTTGGCATTATCGAACTCCCTGACCCAATCAATTAGATTGACTTGACCACCACTCCATTTATAGATGTTAATCATCATTTGACCTGACGGTAGCGACTTCCGATATATATATTGATGGATAGCAACCTGAGTTACATCGAGTTGCCGCGACGCTTCTGCTTGGCTAATCCCCTTCTTTACAAGGTATTCTGCCAGTTTCATAATTTCTCCAATAACTCTAAATTAATTCTATAATTAAGTAGATATTATTTTTTAGTTGCAAAGTCAAATAAAATAGATTAACTGTAATTTATAACAAACAAAAGGAGAATGTTATGCCAAGATTTAATACAAAAGTTTTAAATGCAGATTTTGTAAGAAACACATCAGTTAAAAAAGACATCTACAAATTGAAAAGCCTAATTGAGAACCCACCAGAAACTAGCTTAGTTATGCAAATAACACCAAACATGGCTCATTACGTCATTAATGAGCTAAACAAAAACAATAGACCTGTTAAGCCAGCCCATCTTGTACGTTATGCAAGAGACATGGCAAACAACAACTGGGGATTGACAGGTGAGACAATCAAGTTTGGATTGGATGGGCTATTGAAGGACGGACAAAACAGGCTCATGGCTTGCTTTAAGTCAGGTTGCTCATTTAAAAGTCATGTCGTTTTCGGGGTTAAACCTGAGACATTTCATCAAATGGATGTTGGTGCTGTTAGAGATGCAACTGATATTTTTCATATCATGGGTGTGCCTAATTCCAAACACGTTGCTAGCGCACTAAAAGCAATCATGCCGTGGATGCAAGGTAAAACTCATAGTAGGGTTTTTATAGATAATGAAATATCAAAGGAATTTTATGAGAATAAAATTGATAAAGATTTATTACAATTATCAATAAAAACTGCTAACAGTGTTTTCAAAATTGTAAAGTTGCAAAGAAATTATTTAACAGCCTTGTATTACATTGCCTCTAAAAATGGTCACCAAGTTAAGGTACATGAATTTTTTGAGGATATTAAAAAGGGCTACGGTAAAAGTTCACGCTCTCCTGTCATTTATTTGCTGACTACTTTTAATAAGTGGAAAAATGACCAGACTTACACAATGAATAGGCACGATAATGCGCTCTTAATTGCAAGAAGTTGGAGAAACTACAAAAACAATGTCAATTCTAAAAAAGCAGACTTCATAATGAGACGCGAGGATAAGCTAGGAGAAATATGAGCCAAGCATTAACAAACTTTGCAGAGTTGGGGCTAGACCATTTTAGCCCCTCTCAGCTCAATAAACCGCTAGCTGTATGGATGTTTCAGTATGTGGCTTTGACCAAAGAGGATAGGCGGCAAATCAAAGTCGGCTATCCTGCTATTTATGGCACGGCAGTTCACAACGGCACTCAGCACTATCTCTGTGATGGTCTGGTGCTAGAGGATGCTGTCGAAATGGCTCTGACAAGCTACGACTTACAGCAAGTCAAAGACACTGATGATGAGCGCAACACAGCCTATCGGGATAAGATACAGCCAGCAATCGAGCAGGGCATTGAAGCCCTCGGAGATACTTTCGAGAACGCAGAATCAGAGAGGCACGTTAGCTTAGAGTTGCCAGATGTAGTTCTTCCAATAATCGGATATGTAGATTTCATCAAAGATAATGTGCTGTGCGAATTTAAAACCAAAATAGGCAGAATGAACCAGCCCAAAAAAGACGGTACAAGGTCACTGGGCAAGGCTCAGATTCCAGATGAGCCTCAGCAAGCTCACGTTGAACAGGTAGCTATTTATAGCAAGGCTACTGGTGCTATCCCATCCATAGCTTATGTAAGCCATGACAGGGCAGTGAGGTTTGACCCGTTTAACTGTCAGGCACTTCGGGCTGATAACATCGACAAAGCCATTGAGCGAGTGCGTCAGAAGGCTCTGAAGCGTCAGAACCTAATAGCGTACTCCAATGACCCAATGGTGCTTGGCGGTATATTAGAAGCCGATTTTAGCCACCCATTCTACTGGGATGACCCAGACAACATAGAATATGCAAAGGAGATATTCAAAGTATGAGTAAACTATTCGCAACCATGTCACAGATTGACATATCCAAAATGACTGAGCGTAAAAACGGCTTTACGTATTTAAGCTGGGCGCACGCTTACAGATTGCTCAGGCAATATTGCCCAGAAGCTGAAATAGTAAAATCAGTATTTGCTATGCCTGACGGCAGACGGCTACCGTATATGGTAGATGAGCAGGGCTATGCTTATGTGCAAGTCACCGTGATTATCGAGGACTACACTTGCGTTGAAGTCATGCCAGTGCTGAACCATGCTAACCGCCCAGTGCAGAACCCTGATAGCTTTGCTGTAAATGCTAGCTTACAAAGATGTATGGCTAAGGCTATTTCAATGGCAACAGGATTGGGCATACATTTGTATGCTGGTGAGGATATGCCTCAGCAAACAAGTGGGTTGGCTACAATGGCTACAATGGCTACAGAAGCACCGCTAGCACCTCAGCCAGTAAAGAAATTAGATACGAGTACGCTTGTATCTCTTGAAGCACAGCTACAAAACTGTGCCGATTTAACAGCCTTGAAGGAGTTGTATAACTCCAGATTGGATTGGACTAAAGAACAAACAGGATTATTTTCAGCCAGAAAAAAGGAGCTAATGTAATGGCATATGATAATGATATGAGTGGGGCTATGTTCCAAAATGATAAGGGAGATAACCCAAAACGACCTGACCATCGCGGCGATATAACAATCGGTGGCGTAAAGTATTCGCTATCCGCTTGGAACACCACCGCCAAGAATACTGGGAAGCCTTATATTTCAATTAAGGTATCTGAGTATGTCGAGCGTCAGCCTCAACAGCAACAACAACAGCAACAACCAGCACAGCAATCGCTCGTTGATGAAATACCGTTCTAAGAAAGAACAAAAACTAGCCGCTATACCAGCCTCAAGATTAGATACTTGTAGTTGGTGTGGCGGTACTTTTGATTGGCAAACAGGGGGATTGGTTAATGGTAACGGAGACATTTTCTGCGGAGATAAGTGCTTTGATGACAAAAGGCACAGCAAACCACAGAGCTTTGACGAACTTTAAAAATCTAATAGTGGCTGTTTCAAAAGCATCTGGTGTATCTATCAATGAAATTATGGGTATTAATCGCCAACCCAAAATAGCTCAAGCTAGGCGTATGTTGGCTTATTTGTCTGACAAAACCTTGGAAGTTTCTCGGACAAAAATAGGCGATTTTATGGATTTAGATAGAACTTCTGTTATTTATATGGTGGAAAAAGTTACGCAAGAATTATTACAATGTGATATTGTAGCCCTAGATTTATTAATGGATTCTGTAAAAGAATATAAAAACAATAATGTGGGCAAAATAACAATGAGCCGAAATAAACATGATAAATCAATGGTTTTGTTAGGAATGTATGACGATGGTATGTTGATTACCATCGATGGTGAGAGTATATTTCACGAAATGAACAGCCAGCAGATGATAGGGCTAGCTATTGAGCTTCTGGAAAGGGCGCAACTGGGTGCGAATTTACCGCAGAAAGAATCGGATTATCAATAACAACAAGTGCGTCAGGTTCTTGTTTGATGAATTGCACCGACAGAAATGCCCAGAGGCTGATTTCTGCGAGCGGACAGGAATAAATAACAGCACACTTCGAGGTTGGCGAACCAGAGTAAACCCAAGAGTAAATGACTTAGATTTTGCTCTTAATGTTCTTGGCTACGAAATCGTAGTGCGACCAATAAAACATGAATAGATTCCTAGCTGAAAGATTGAGCCATTCAAGTTACGGACTTGTAGGCGAGTGCATAGCTATGGCGGCAATACTACAGAGAGGCTGGGGTTGTGCGATGGCACAGCAGGATTCTGTGGACTTGGTATGCTGGAACATTGAGAACGGTGATAGCTATTTAGTGCAAGTGAGAAGCTGTCAGGAATCAAGACAGCATAAGAACCGCCTATATTTTCAGATGGGTTTGGGCAATAAAAAAGACGTGAATGGCATTAGAAGAAAACGGATGCCAACCAGAAATGATTTTGATATATTAGCCCTTGTTGCCACTGAACAGCGCACCTGTTTTTTTATGCCTGTCGTTGGTATCAATCAGATAAAAATAACTAAGCAACCCAGCTTCTTTGATAATACAGAAATCGAATCAGATAGCTGGCGAAAAACCATAGAGGTACTAAATGAATATCCCTAATCGTAGACCATGTATAACCACTGATATTGGCTCAAATCTAGCCGTAACTGTCTCTTTTCATCCGCAAACCAATGAGGCTGTAGAAGTATTTATGACCAAGCGAGGCAACAAGGCTGGCGAATCAGAGCTGGACGATGCCATGTATAAGTTAGGCGTTACTGCCTCAAAACTGATGCAAGGAGAGGGTTTAGATGAACTTGGATAAATTACAAGCTGAAATCACGGCTGATGAGGGCAGGGTAGATGAGATATACTTATGCTCTGAGGGACATCCAACATTCGGCATAGGTCATCTCATTGTGCAGTCAGACCCCGAATATAAATCATTATGCTTAGATAGCTTTGTTGGCATTAAAGTGTCTGAGACAAGGGTGAGAGAGGCGTTTGAGGCTGATATATCTGTAGTTCTAAAAGACTGTGAAATACTATACCCAGACTTCTACGAGCTACAAGAAGAGGCACAGCACATCATAGCCAATATGTGCTTTCAACTCGGCAGACCTCGGCTCTCTAAATTCAAGATGATGAAGGCGGCTGTGGATGCCAGAGACTTCAAAGAGGCGGCTAAGCAGATGCTAGATTCACGCTGGGCTA